TCGAGTTGGAGAAACGAGCCCTGCTGACCATGCCCGGCGGCTGGAAGATGAGCCAGATGCAGGCCGAGCAACCCGCGACCACGTATGCGGAGTTCAAGCGGGAGATCCTCAACGAGATCGCGCGCTGCTTGAACATGCCGTATAACGTCGCCGCCTGTAATTCGTCGTCCTACAACTATGCATCGGGCCGCCTTGATCACCAGGTCTACTACAAATCGATCCGTGTCGAGCAGGCCCACCTGAGCCTGACAGTGCTCGACCGAGTCCTGGCCGCATGGCTGGACGAGGCGGTGCTGATCGAAGGCTACCTGCCCGAGGCGCTCCGCACGCTGGATGCCGACCTGTCGCACCAGTGGATGTGGGACGGCAACGACCATGTGGATCCCCAGAAGGAAGCCAATGCCCAAGCCACGCGACTGACGAACCACACGACCACCTTGGCCCACGAGTACGCCCGCCAGGGGCGCGATTGGGAAGCCGAACTGCGGCAGCGGGCCAAGGAACGCGAACTGATGATTGAGCTGGGCCTGACCGTTGCTCTTGTTGTCCCTTCTTCCGCACCTGAGGCCGCTGATGAAAGCCCTGAAGAATCCGCCGACGACGCCTGACCGCGTGCCGGCGCGGTTACGCCTATTCTGCGAGGACGGTGGAGGCATCCGTCTGGAGGCCGCCACGGCCCTCGAAGGCGACAAGCCGCCGCTGCGCCGCTTCGGCATGACCGCCTACACGGGCGGCGCCATGCAACTGGGAGGCTGGCGGTATCCCGTGGTCGTCGATCTGGCCGGCCTGCGCATCTCGAAGAAGTCGCGCCCGATCCTCAAGGACCACAATCCGGGCCAGATCGTCGGGCACACGGACCAGATCACGGTCGCCGAGCAGTCGCTGGAAGTGACGGGCGTGATTTCGGGGACCGGGTCTACGGCTCAGGAGATCATCGCCACCAGCGAGAACGGTTTTCCCTGGCAGGCGTCGATCGGCGCCTTAGCCGAGAAGGTGGTGTTCATCACCGAGGGCAAGACCGCCGCGGCTAATGGACGCGAATTCACGGGCCCCCTGTACATCGCCCGCAAGTCGGTGCTGGGCGAAGTGAGCTTTGTGGCTCTGGGAGCCGACGACGATACCTACGCCCGCGTCGCCGCCGAGGCGGGCCAATCCTACCTGGAGGTCATGACGATGGAATTCGACGCTTGGGCGAAGCAACACGGGTTTGACGTGGAGACGATGGACGAGCAGAACCGGGCCAGCCTGCAGGCGATGTTCGAGCAGGCGGGCCAGGGGGCGCCGGCCGCACCGCCGGTCACGCCGCCCGCCGCTCCGGCCGCCCCGCCGCCCGCCGAGGAACCCAAGCCGGACATCGCCGCCAAGCTGCAGGCCGAAGCAGCCGCCGAGGTTAAGCGCATCCGCGACATTCACGTCCTGTGCGCCGGCCAGTTCCCGGAGATCGAGTCCAAGGCCGTGGCCGAGGGCTGGGACGTGACCAAGACCGAACTGGCCGTCCTGCGCGCCAGCCGGCCCCACGGCCCGGCCATCTTCAGCGTCCGATCCGAAACCCCCTCGGCTGCGGTCCTCGAAGCCGCCTGCCTCATGTCAGCCGGCCTGCAGAACGTCGAGCAAGAGGTTGACGAGGCCACGCTCGAGGCGGCCAACCGCCGCTATCGCGGCTCGATCGGCCTGCAGGAACTGCTCTTGGAGGCGGCCTGGGCGCACGGCTACACGGGCCGCAACTTCCGCGACGCGCGGGCCGTGCTGCGGTTCGCCTTCCGCCCGGACCTGCAAGCCGGGCTTTCGACCATCGACATCGGCGGGATCCTCTCCAACGTGGCCAACAAGTTCCTCTTGGAAGGCTTCTTCTCGGTGGAACGCGTCTGGCGGAATATCTGCGCCACGCGGAACGTCAGCGACTTCAAGACGGTGACCAGCTACCGCCTGATCGGCAAAGACCAGTATGAGGTGGTGGCTCCCGGCGGAGAACTCAAGCACGGCACCCTCGGCAACGAGACCTACAGCAACAAGGCCGACACCTACGGGTTGATCCTGACCATTGACCGCCGGGACATCATCAATGACGACCTGGGTGCGATCACGACGGTGCCGCGGAAGCTGGGCCGGGGTTCGGGCCTAAAGATCAACGATATCTTTTGGGCCACGTTCCTCAACAACGGTAACTTCTTCAAGGCAGCCAACAAGAACTACCTCGAAGGCACGGACACGGCGCTGTCGATCGACGGCTTGACCAAGGCCGAAGTCAACTTTATGGACCAGGTGGATTCCGATGGCAAGCCGATCGGCGTCATGCCGGCGATCCTGCTGGTGCCCACGGCCCTGTCGGCCCTGGGCACGCAGCTCTACAAGTCGATGGAGTTGCGGGACACCTCGTCGAACGTCAAGTACCCCGTGAACAACCCGCACCAGGGCAAGTTCCGGGTGGAAGTCAGCCGCTACCTGTCCAACAGCTCCTACACGGGCTCCTCGTCGAAAGCCTGGTACTTGCTGGCCGATCCCAATGACCTGCCGGTGATCGAGGTTGCGTTCCTCAACGGACAGGAATCGCCCACGATCGAGACGGCGGAGGCGGACTTCTCGGTGCTTGGCATACAACTTAGGGGGTATTGTGACGTTGGCTGTTCACTGACTGATCCGCGCGCTGGAACCAAGTCGAAGGGCGAGTCATGACGGTGTCACAAGGACGTGGCAACGCCACATTCACGCTTCTTAGTCTTTCGGGTTCTATCGATGACGGCCACCACGGAATTTGTCGAACGAGCAAGGGCAAAGCATGGCGACCGCTTTGACTACTCTGGTTCCGTGTACGACGGATTCCGAAAGCCAATTGAGATCCGTTGCCGGACACATGGCGAGTTTCTGACCAAGCCCAAGTCGCACCTGGCGACAAAATCGGGTGCCTGTCCGAGTTGTCGCAAGCGGAGCATTGCGAAGGCGAAGGGACTCTCGACTCCCGAATACCTCGAAAGGGCTCGGCAAGTTCACGGCGAGCGATATGACTACAGTCAGGTCGATTACCAGCACAGGGAATCGCCGGCACTCCGATCTGCCCAAGCAGGTCGGCCGTTACGAGTACGAACTGGCGGGTTTTGAAAACCTGCATTCCAAGATCCCGATTCGATGTCGTTTGCATGGAGTGTTCAGGCAGAGCGTAGCAGCTCACCTGAGAGGCACGGGGTGTCCACGATGCGTCCAGTCCGCTGGTGAAAAGCGATTTCGCGAAGCCCTAACTGCCATCGGTGTCGAGTTCGAGGAAGAGCACAGCTTTCCCGAATGCAGAGACCGATACCCACTTCGGTTTGACTTCTACGTTCCCAAGCATCGGCTGCTCATCGAATTCGATGGTCGCCAGCACTATGAGATGTCCGAACTCTGGGGCGGGGATGACAACCTGACTGAGACGCAACGGCGGGATGCGATTAAGGATCACTTCGCGGCATCACATGGGTACCGCCTGCTGAGGATTCCTTTTTCCGAAATCGATAACGTCGACGAACTTGTTCTCGACGCCCTTGCTTCCACCGAAGGTTCGCACCTTCTCAACTGAGGAGTATTTTGCATGCCCACGGCAGCTTTCGTGCAAGAAGGCAACCAGATCGACTACACGCCGGAGGCCGACGTGGCCGCCGGGGCGGTGGTCGTCCTCAACGACCTGATCGGGATCGCCAAGACCCCGATCGCCGCCAACAAGCTCGGCGCCCTGGCGGTCGGCGGGGTGTTCGACGTGGCCAAGGACAATGACGCAACCACGGGGACCGTATTTCTCAAGGACCAGCCGGTGTACTGGGACACGGATGCGCAGCAAGCCTCGCCGACGGCCGGCGTGCTGATGGGCACGTCACTGGCCGGGGCCGCCAAGACCGACGCCACGGTGCGCGTGCGGCTGTGCGGGTGTTGCCCGCCGCCGGCGATCGTCAACAAGGTCCTGGAGAGCGTCACGTTAGCCAGTGGCAGCAAGACGCTCGACGCCCAGGACGTGGGCAAGGTGATCAATGTGACGGTCGGCCATGCTACGAACGTCGTCACGCTGCCGGCCACGGCCGCCGGATTGCAGTACGTCGTCCGTTGCGGTGCCTCGGCCCAGCGCGTGGCCGTCTCGCCCAACGCGGCCGACAAGATCATGGGGGCCGATCTGGCCGGGGCCGACAACAAGGATCGCATCCTGGCGGCGGCCGATTCGGTGGCCGGCGATTACCTGCACCTAGTCGCCGACGGTGTCGACGGCTGGTTCGTTGTTGCCGAACGCGGTAAGTGGACCGCCGAGAGCTGAGCGTAACGCCCCATGCCGAACCTGCTGGAGCAAGGCGCCGCCTGGCTGGCTGACCAACTCAGGACCCATGCGTCTACGGAGGTCGTCTACCAGCGTGGCGCCCAGCGAGTCACCGTCGCCGCGACGATCGGTAAGACCGAATTCGAGGTCGACGACGGGACAGGCATCCTTCAGCGGTTCCAGTCGCGCGACTACCTGATCCAGACGGCCGACCTGAAGCTGGGCGGCCTGCTGACCTTGCCCGTGGCGGGCGATCGCATCCGGGAGCCACAAGGCAGTCAAGTCTTCGTCTACGAAGTGCTGGCTCCGGGCAACGAGCCGCACTATCGCTTCTCTGATCCGTTCCGCAAGTTACTGAGGATCCATACGAAACATGTGGGCACTGAGAACGTTTAGCTGTTGGTTCGCCGTGCTG